TGAGGCTCATCGAGGCACTGATAAAGGCCGGATTCAGACGGATAGGGTTTCACAGGCTGTTTATCCATGTTGACCGCATGGACCAGTCACAAAACAAAGTGCGGTCTTTTTGGCCGTACTAAAGGAGAAATATCGTGAAGCATAATAGGCTCTACACCAAACAAATTCTTGTGCTGGCCTGCATCGTCGTTGCAGCTGCGATGGTTGCGGGGTGTGACTCTTTTACGTCAAACGCTTACAAAACGCTGTATCTGACCGGGCAGGCATATGACGTTGGCATGTCATCCGTTGCGGACCTCCAAAGGCAGGGTGCGATATCGGGCGAGCAGAGGGCAAAAATCAACGAACAGGCAGGCAAATTCTACGCATCCTATCAGGCTGCCGCTACCGCCCTGTCCATCTACAGCAAGACCGAGGCCCAGACTGACAGGCTCAAACTCGTAACGGCGCTGACGGAAACAACGCAGCACTGGAGGACGTTTGCGGAGGCTGTGAACGCATTTAAGCCCGGAACAATACCCCTGGAGGTGAAATGATGGATACGGCCCTTGTGTTAGGCATCATCGAGGTAGCGACGAAGTACGGTATTCCTGCCACCATTGCGGCGATCAATGCCCTCGGAAAGGCAACGATCACCCAGGAGGACATTGACAGGCTTCCCACGCTGATAAAACGCCCGGAGGACTACGAATAGTGCAGGACAAAACAAAGCTTCTCTATTTCGCCATAGGGATAACCGTTGTCTGTTTTCTGTATTTTTTCGGTGTAACGTTCCTTCCCGTGCCGGAGACAGGCGTACGGTATGCGGACCTTATCCTCGGCTTCCTGATCGGGACGGCCTTTGCCTCGGTAGTCAATTTTTATTGGGGCAGTTCCGAGGGCAGCAAGGACAAGGACGACATACTCAAGGGGGGGTCATGAAAACAATTCTTGTCACCCCCCCGGCAATCGAGCCGATCACGCTGTCTGAGCTGCTTCTGCATCTGCGCCAGGACTCCGACGATATCGCCACGGCATTGACCACGGCTCAGTCTATCCTACCGGGCTCCCATGCCATAGCGGACAATTATACGACCCATGCGGGAACGGGCGTATCCGTTCTCGGCAAGACGGCAATTATCAACCTCAATGCGGGGACGGTAGGGGACGGCGGCACGATAGACGCCAAGATTCAGGAGAGCAACGATAACGCGACATGGACCGATTGGACAGGCGGGGCTTTCACGCAGGTGAAGGCTGCCAATGACAACGCCATTCAGGAAATGCAGTACACCGGCTCTATGGCCTATATCCGGGTAGTGGCGAAGGTGCTTGTTGCGGCCTGTGAATTCGGCGCTGATATCCTGACAATCTCCCATGAGACCATCGAGGACACATGGCTGAACGATGCGATCCAGGCGGCGCGGGAACACGTCGAGGACATCACGAGGCGGGCCCTCTTGACGCAGACATGGTGCTACTACCTTGACCAGTTCCCCGATAAGGATTTCATCACTATCCCCTTCGGCAATCTCCAATCAGTGACATCGGTAAAGTGGAAGGATACGGACGGGACTGAGACAACCCTTACGGCAACTACTGATTACCTCGTGGAAACGAACGGCGATCAGTGCGGGCGCATCGTCCTACCATATGGAGAAAGTTGGCCTTCGGGGTCTCTGTACCCGTCCAATCCCATTACCATCGAGTTTGTCTGTGGCTGGACGGCGGCGGCGAGCATCCCGAAGAAGATCAAGGCGGCCTGTTTGATGCTGTGCGCGAAGCTCTACGCGAGCCGTGGAGAGGACGTTATAGGGCAGTCCGTTGTCGAGGACAAGACCGTTGACCGACTCCTTGCCTCGTCGCGTCTCTGGGAGGAATTCTAAGTGAGATCGGGCCGTCTCGACAGACGATTGACCCTGCAACGACGCACGTTGACAGAGAACGACTACGGCGAACCCGTAGAGACATGGACGACGCTTGCAACGGTGTGGGCCGAGAAGATCCCCGTCCGGGGTTTTGAACGTTATGCGGCAATGCAGACCGTAGCGGAAGTTGAGGAAAGGTTCAAGATTCGTTACCGCAAGGACCTCACCCCTCTGGACAGGGTTATATGCGACGGCAAGACGTATGATGTGCTGGGCGTGATCGAGATCGGCAGGCGCGAGGGCTGGGAGATACTGGCAAAGGGAAGGGCCGAGTAATGGCAAAAGGCGCTTTCACATTTGAATTGAAGGGCATGAAGGAGCTGATGAACGCCCTTGACCAGCTTCCTACTATCTCTATGCAGAAAGGTGCTATCCGCAACGCCCTGAAGGATGCGGGCAGTCCGGTAGTAAGCGATGCCAAGGCCAACGTCCCTATTGATTCTGGACATCTGAGAGATTCTATCAAGATATCACAATCGCTCAAGAAGTCTCAGCGCAGGGGACGTTACGACAGGTCGAGCGTGACAGTCTATGTCGGTTCATCTTCCCCCTTAGCCCACCTCATTGAATTCGGCACCACTCAGCGCGTCCTGAAAGAGCCGCGTATTGTCACCATCGGCGGGCGGACGGTACGGATCACTCACACGGGGCAGGTATCACCCCGGCCATTTCTCCGGCAGGCGTGGGATTCCAACAAAGATGCAGTGCTCAAGCGATTGGGCGACGCTATATGGGTCCAGATAGCGAAGGCGGCCCGTAGGCTCGCAAAGAAAGCCGAGCGCGGCACGCTGACAAAGACACAGATTCGGGGACTTAGCAGATGAGCGTTGACACAATAGAAAAAGCGATTCGGGCAATCCTTATTGCTGATAACACGGTGAAGGCAATAACCACCCGTTGTTATCCGGCGACATTGCCGCAGGACCCGACATACCCCCTGATACTTTTTTCCAAGGTCACAGGAAACCGGGACCATCACCTTCAGGGGCCGTCAGGACTCGCACACCCGCGTTTTCAGGTCGAAGCATGGGCAACAACCTACGATGCGGCAAAAGCTCTTGCAAACGCAATCAGGGGCGCTCTGGACGGATATGCCGGGACACAGGGGACGGTAGTTATCGGCTCCGTCATTATGGAATCGGAAAGAGACGTTTACGAAGATGCTGTATCGTGCCACAGGGTCATCATGGACTTTTTTGTGTGGCATAGCGAATAAAACAGGAGGACACGAAAATGTCAGACGGAATAGTTTCTCAGGGAACCAAACTGGAAATGGGGACCGGGGCCGGAGGGGCGGTAACAACGGTCACGGCGGCTGTCGGATACCCCACGATCATCACGAAGGCAAATCACGGCCTGACCAACGGCACGGTTGTTACACTGTCGGCCTTTGCCGGCGCCAGCGCGGCATTGATGAATGATAAAGTTGTCGTTGTCAAAAACGTCACCACAAACACCCTTGC